GCGGCTGGATCGAGATGCGATGAAGAAGATCAAGATCACCCTCGAAGCCGATGACTGGCCGGAGCCGGTGGTCTTCGAGCGCGAAGTGCTCGATTGGAGGTGGGATCACAACAACCAAATCCGAGAGATCGTGCAGGATTCGGGGCACAGCAAGGAGTACGAGATCATCGGTGGATCGATCCGCATTGAATGGCGTCTGCCCGCATGACCGACAAGAAGCCGACGAAGAAGGCCCTCCTCGAAGCCTTCCGGGCAGAGATGGGCAAGTGCTCCTCCCTGCTCGATGAAGACCGGGCGTGCCCGCACTGGGGGGTCGAGAAGGTGGACGGCAGGGCGTATTGCGGGCAGCACGTCGGCTCGGTCTACCGGGCCGCGGACGAGGCTCGCCGCGATGCCGCCCGGAAGTCCGCCAGCCTCGCCCTGATCGATCGAGCGCTGGCATGGCACGCAGCCCATCCATCCGTTCACGAGCCGATGCCCCGATGACGCCGGGCATGTGGCCGACGATCATGGAGTTCAGCAACGCCCAGATACGGGGCACCCATCCATATGCCTTTCGATCAGGGGAGTGGGCCGAACTCGTGGCGATCGTCTGGTTCAACAACCGGCTGTGCTACGAGGTCGCGTTTCCGAACGTAGGCAGCGGTTCGCACCCGTTGGCGACCGTGGATGTGTGGTCCGTGATCAATAGTGGCTACGACTATGAAGTCAGACCAAAGGAGTACATATGAGTGACGTAACCCCGATCCGCCGTCGCGGGCGGCCACCCGGCAGCAAGAATCATCCCAAGCCCGAGCGAGTTTCGCTCGCTGATATCCCCATAGAGCCAGAGCCGGGCTGGCGCTCCGATCCGATGCCGCTGGACTTTGCCGCCGAGCTACAGAGAACCTACCTGCCCGTCCACATCCAGTACAAGCCAGCGATGGGCGGATCGGCAATCGAGCAGGAAGCCGATGTCGAGTGGCCCGCGAACTGGCCTCTCCCTCTGATCGGGCAGAACGTCAACGTCGGAGATTTCGGCGGCACGCTGGTCGGCGTGACCTTTGATCTGGCCAAGCAGCGTCTCGCCTTCCGGCTCCAGTAATGGGGAAGCAACGATTCTGCGACCGCTGTGGCCTGATGAAGCCGGGCATCGAGACGTACGGCCTGCACCGCCAGATCGGCACGCCAAGCGGCGACGGAACGTTGCACTGGTCTACGCAGGGCGCGGGCAGCATCGAACTCTGTACTCCGTGCTGGGAGGAGATTGGCAAGCCGAAGATGCGGCCCCACAAGCGGGATGCTTTTGCGTGGCGAGGAAAGACATGCGCGTCGCGCTGATCGAGATCGCCCCGTCAGTCATCATCGGCTTGCTTAGCGGCCACGACATGTGCGAGATGACCTCGACCATGCCCGCCGACGCCGAGATCGTGAACGCCATCTGGGAGCCCCACACGAGACGGCTCTTTTTGTCGGTCACGTCGAGCGATTTTGCGGATATCCCCGAGGGCGCGGCGATCCCCGATTTCACCCCGATCTACACGACTCGGCGGCTCTCGATGGGCGATCACGTCCGGGCCGTCATCCGGCGGGAGACGTAACATGCTTGACACGGCAACGATTAGCCCTAAGATGCGGGGAATACGAGTCCCGCGAGTTGCGCGGCGATGATTTGATGGGTGGGGGAACTATTCCCTTGAAACGGCTGATCCAGCCCGTTCTCTATTTCCTCGTGCGCCGCGGCTACTACCCGATGGGCGACTGGTACTACCGCCTGCTGCGTCGGGTCATGGTCATCCCGATGATCGGTGGCGATGGCGAGTGGTGGAACCTCGGCCCCAACCTGACGCCACATGATGTGGCGAACTTCTCCAGATACCTCGCCAAACGCTCAGAAATGGGGAAATAACGGTGCAAAACCGCCCGAAAGGGCCTTGGACGTGCGAATGCGGCATTTGTCTCGGCTTTGCCCGCATTGGTGGCAGGTGGGCGACTGCCGGATGGCGCCGGACATTTGAACAGCGATTCTGGGGATTCGTCCATCGTCCTGATCCCGATTCTTGCTGGGAATGGCTTGGCTCAACCGACCAAAAGGGCTATGGCCAGATCGGCCTTGGCGGCCGGGGAAAGGGGATGGAGAAATCCAACCGCACGGCATGGAGGCTGACAAACGGACCTATCCCGCCCGGCATGAATGTGCTTCATCATTGCGATAATCCTTCTTGCTGTAATCCGTCCCACCTATTTCTCGGAACGCTAGCCGACAATAACGCCGACATGAAAGCCAAACTTCGGCTAGAACATGGTGCGACCCATCATGCAGTTCGATTCGACTACTCCGTCGTTGAGCAGGCTAGGCAAATGTGGAGCATGGGGAAGTCCCGCCAAGCCATTGCGGGCGAATTGGGCGTTCCCTATACCAGTGTCCGCGGCTGGACAGATTCGACTAAACGGAGTCGTACTTATGGCTCATAGGCCGCGTGGTCCCGTGAAATGTTCGTGCGGAATCGCCACTACGAATCCGTACCTGATTCGTGGGGAATTGCGATGTGCCGTTTGCGCCGAGGAATTGGACCCACGGATGGTCGATCGCCGGGTCAAGCGCGACTACCGCGCGGCCCAGATCGAGCGGTACAACCCCGCCCACTTCGATTCGAGGGACTAGATGAAGAAGTTGCTATGGCCGAGCACCGCGACAAACACCTCAACGTTTGAGGAAGCCTTCAAGCTTTATACCTCGACCACGGGGTCTCTGGCTACCGCGACCAAGACCTTCACGACGGGAACGACAAGCTTTTGGCCGACGACAACCGCGGTTGGCAGTGGCGGCCCGATCTACACGGCCACAATGACGAGTGGGCCGATCTTCCCCTACTGGGGTCTGATCCGATCGTCCAAGGCGATGCGAGCCATGCGCGAGGCGATCATCGACTGCTCGGTCCTGTCCCTGTCGCGGCGGCATTGACAGCGGGCCTATGATCTTTGGCGGCGGGCTGACGGGTTCGCTGCTTCTAACGGGTTAGCGGGCCGGGACGGTACTCCCGGCCCAAACCCGTCTTCCTGTACCGAGGACCGTCACATGGAGTATTCGACCGCCGCTTACGCGCGCTTCTACGCGAAGTGCGGCTGGCGCTCGTTTCCTGTTTGGGCCAAAGAAAAACGCCCTATGTATGCCGGATGGAACCGAGATGCCACTACGGACCCCGACCAGATCGAGCGGTACTTCCGCAGCAGCCCCAACATCGGGGTGGTCTGCGGGGAAGCCTTCGATGCGTGGGACATCGAGGTCGAGCACGTCGAGCGGTTCGCGGCGTGGATGGAATTCAATCAGTACGTCCTGCCGGAGTGTCCGGTCGCGACCACGGGGCGGGGCGGCCTCCACATCCTGACCGCGCCGACCGGCACCGACCACACCCGAAAGCTCTACCTCGCCGGGGACCACATCGGCGAGTTGAAGTCGCGGGGCGGGTTCATCCTCGTTGCGCCGTCAACGACCGAGCGCCAGTACCAATGGCTGTGGAGATCGTGGCAGTTCGCGGTCCAGCCCGCGCCGGATTGGCTCCTCGGTCTCCTAGAACGGCCCGCCACGGTCACGAGGCACCTGAAGACACGTCTGGCGTCACCCGACGACGTGGTGGCCGTCCTAGGCCGTCTGGCGGGCTCGGTCCAGTACGCGGGCGAGGGCAGCCGCAACAACTACCTGTACTGGGCGATGCGCCGAGCGATCGAGGAGGGCGTGCCCGAAAAGCACGCCAAGCGCGTCCTCGAAGTCGCCGCCGTCGAATCGGGGCTGCCCCGCCACGAAGCCATGCAGACGATCGAGTCGGCGCTGGAAGCCGAGAGTGTGGCGGTGTGACCACCCTTCAGGATGAACTTCAGACCACCAAGACCCAGCTCGCCGCGGAGATGGCGAACGGGCAATGGACCCCAGCCCCCGGCGATCCCCTGTTCGAGTGCGAGTTCGTCAAGACCGGCTTTCGATCATGGGGGCTGGAGGCACCGGACAAGTCGTGGCGGCTGTCGCTGTCGCGGCTGGACTTCGGCGACAGCAATCCATCGGCGTTACTATCGGTCTTCGCGCCGAACCACGCCAATGCCTTCGGCGATCTCAACTGGTTCGTCTTTTCTCATGCCGTGGGGATCAACGGTGGGACGAACTACAACCAGTGCGTCGCCCGCCTGAACGAAACGCTCGGCGGGGCGAAGCTCGACTGGGCGCGCCGGATCGTCTACCTCGTGGAGCGAGCCCGTGGCGCCAATGCCGGATCGAACAATGGGACCTTCTCGATCATGAAACGCCCGGTGGTCGAGGCCCCCGCGCCGTACGTCTTCGAGGAGCGGATGCGGGAAGGCCGAACGATCTCGATCTTTGGCCCCGGCTCCGCGGGCAAGACCACACTGGTCGATGGCCTGATCGCCTCGGCCTGCTCCGGCCACGAGGTCATCCCCGGTTGGGTTCCGAGCAGGCAGTACCGGACCCTGATCCTCGATTGGGATGAAGGCATGGAGGAGGAGACGATCCGGCTCGCGGCGATCTGCGAGGCCAACCAGATCGACCTCACCGCCGGGTATCACTACAAGCGCCAGACACGGCCCCTCCATGACGTGGCCGACGAGATCGGCGCCTACATCGTCGCCAACCAGATCGAGATCGTGATCGTGTCGCCGATGGGCCGGGCCAGCCGGAACTTCGGCGAGAACATCACGGCGCCGGTCGATGAGGTCCACGAAATCCTGCGGTCGTTCGGGACGACAAACATCCTGATCGATCATGTGACCGGGGATAACATCAAGGGCGGCGCCAATCGGGAGTTCGGCTCGGTCCGCAAGCGCGACAACGTGCGCGGCAGCTACGCCGTGGATGTCCAGTCCGAGGAGCCCGGCACGCGGGTCCTCGTCATGCGAAACACCAAGTCCGACGCCCTGACGCCTCGTCAGCCAGATCAGGCGATCAGGATCGAGTTCGACCCGCCGTGGCCGAACGACGACGGGACGTACAACACGATCTCGTTCCATGCCGATCAGGTGGTGGAGCGGGGATTTGGTAGCCCCGATAGCAGTGCTACTCCGATGCGAGAGGTGCTGCGGGCTCTCCTTTTGGCCGACCACCTGACGATCGAAGAACTGGCCGAACGGTCGGGTTCGAGGGTCCCTTCGGTCAAAGCCTGCCTGTATCGGTATCGCGGGCAATGGTTTGAGCGTCTTCCTTCGAGCAAATGGGAGGTGCTACCGATCAGTAGCACTGCTACTGGTAGTGCTACCAACACCTCCTGATGGAATACGTAGCGCGCCCCAGTAGCGCTACTACTTCCTTTAGGTGCTACTGCTACTGCTACTGGAGGGAATCCAATGGACCAGAACGCCAAGCCAAAGGCCATCGAGACTCCCCGCTCCCCTGATCGAACAGAATGGAAGCAGACCCTTTTGGTCGATCGGAACGGCAAGCCGATACTGGTCCGCGAGCCGACTCCGGTAGGATTCCGGCCACGATGACCAGAGCCCGCAAAATCGATCCCGCTGTGCTCGAACGAGAATACGTCTACGACCCGAACCCGAAGCCGATCAGCATCTCCGATCTCGCTGCTCGATACGGGCTGGCCCGGAGCGGCGTCGCCGACAAGGCGATCGTCGGCAAGTGGTTCGAGAAGCGCACCGAGTTCCGCACAACGGTCGGCATGAAGGTCACGGAAGCCCTCGCCGACGACTGGGCGATCTACGCCACCGCCCAGCGCTCGAAGATGGTCGAGGCGATGGTGAAGACCCTCGATGCTTATATCGAGCGGCTGGATGCAGGCGAGATCAAGCCGAGCGTTCGAGATGCCGTCTCGGTGGCCGCGGCCCTGCGAGTCCTGATCGGCGACATGACGGCCAATGCGCCAGCCGAGCGAGACCTGCTCGACCCGACCTCGGTCGATCTGGACCCGGCGACCCTGCAAGACTTCATCGATCGAGCCCGGTCCCAGTTGCGGGCGCTGCCCAGCGGAGAGGAGGAAGCTACCGATGCTGACTTCTCCGACGACGGACGAACCCCTGAAGCTGCCGAACCTCTCGTCGGACATGCTGCGGAACCTCGTCCGACAGGCACAGAGGGAACTCGCCAAAACTGATGTTTTCGCGTTCGGCGAGTACGTCTTCGGCTTCGAGCCTGCCGAGCACCATCGGGAGATGGTCGATTTCGCCCAATTCCTGCTCGATCATCACCAGTCGGGCGTCATCCTCGCCCCGCGGGGGTCGAGCAAGACGACGTGGGTGAACACGATCTGGCTGGCGTTTCTCGTGGCGACCCGGCCCGACCTGCGGATCGGCCTATTCAGCAACACCGACAAGAAGGCGTGGGCCATGTCGGGGGCCATCCGCTGGCTCCTGTCGGAGTCCGAGGCGTTCAAGGAGGTCTTCGGCGACCTGCGGTCTCCGGCGAAGTGGACCGACGCCGAGTGGTTCAGCCGCCACAGCCCGCACGTCAAGAGCAAGGACCGGACGATGGTCGCGGCGGGCGTCAACCCGACCGCGGTCAGTAAGCGCTTCGACCTGATCGTCGCCGACGACATTCTCGATGAGGAGAACACCGGCAACATCGATCGCCGGGAAAAGGTCGAGACGTGGTTCTGGAAGACCCTGAAGCCGACCCTCACCCCGAAGGGCTCGATCATTTGCGTCGGCACGAGATGGGTCGAGGGCGACCTGTACGAGAAGTTGATCGAGACGAACCGCTGGCCGAACATCGTCAAGTCGGCGATCCTCACCAACGAGGACGGCAAGGAATCCTCGTACTGGCCCGCGTGGTGGCCGCTGGAACGGCTCTACGAGGAGCGGGAGAACGTCGGCTCCGACAACTTTGCCTGCATGTACCTCAACGACATCTCGGGTCTTCGTGAGGGCGTGATCTTTCGCCGGGAGTGGTGGCGGGAGACCTACTTCGACGCTCTGCCCACGGATCGCAAATACGTCTTCACGATGGGCGTGGACCTTGCCACCAGCACCAAGGAGCGGGCCGACTTCACCGCCCGCGTGGTCGTGGCCGAGGATGACCAGCACGAGCACTGGATTCTGTCGGCGTTCCAGATCAAGACCGAATCGGGCCATCGCCAGTTCGTGAAGGACGGCTACGCGGCCTACCCCCAGATCAGCAAGATCATCATCGAGACCAACCAGCACCAGTCCACCCTGGTCCAAGACCTGCTCGCCGAGACGAACATGCCGGTGGTCGGCAAGAACACCGACACCGACAAGACCCGCCGTGCCCGAGCGGTCGCGGCGAGGTTCGAGTCGCACCGGGTCCATCTCCACTCGTCGCTCCGGGGCGGCGATCTGGAGCGCCAGATGACGAACTTCCCGAAGGGCCATGAAGACCTCATCGATGCCCTCGGGCTGGCGATGGACCTCGGCGGGGCGGCCGGTGGGATCGCGATGGTCGAGGGTGCTGTCTATCCGGTCGCGAACGATCAACTGACCGAGGGCGGCGAGGTTCGTTTCTCCACCGGCCCGCAGTTCCTCCCGGCGTACCTCGTCTCCCTGCTCGAAGGGATCAAGACCGAGCGCCTGACTCGCGAGCAGGCAATCGAGGAGGCCAATCGCCGAATGTCTGCTCGCTATCTCCAGAACGCGATTGGCTTCCTCAACCGAGGCCCCCAGTGATCGAGACCTACGGCCCGCGGGCCATCGTCCCGATGCCTGAGCCCGAGCCGGACCGGAATTGGCTCCAGCGCATGGTCCAGAAGGCGCTCTCGCCCAAGGCCAGCCCCGCCAAGTACCCGCAAGTCATGTACGGGACCGGCGGCGGCATGGGCATGGTCTACGGCAACAGCGTCCTGATGCGTCCGCCGGGGCTCAACTCGTACCGCCAGTACGCCCAGACGCCGTGGGTCTTCGCTGCCCTGAACATCCGCAAGGATCAGGTTGCCAGCGCCGAGTGGGACATCGTGCCCTTCGATAACACCCAGAAGGTCGCCGCCCGCCAGCGCAAGCGCCTGCTCGAACTGTTCGACCAGCCATCGCCCTCGTTCGACTCGTTCCAGACGTTCGCCAAGGTCGTCCTGAATGAACTCCTGATCTGCGACGGGGCGCCGATCGAGAAGGTCCGCACCCCGCAGGGCGATATCGGCGAACTCTGGCCGGTCGTGTCTGATTTCATCCAGATCGACGGTCGCTGGGACGGCGATCCCGACAAGGTGCGCTACTTCTTCGTCCCCGATGGCACGATCCGGGCGACCTACAAGAACAGCGATATGGTCTACCTGATGGCGAACCCGCGGGCAGGCAGCCCGTACGGGATCAGCCCGATCGGCGTTCTCGCGACGATCATCGAGAGCGAGCTACAGGGCATCGAGTACAACCGCCGTCAGGTCATGGGCGCGGCCCCGGATGGCGTGCTGAACATCGGTGAGTCGGCTTCTGGCGATGACGTGCAAACGTTCGAGAGCAAGATGCGCTCGAAGGTCAACGGTCAGGGCGCGATGGCCGTGATCGGCGGCTTCAAGTCGCCGACATGGATGCCGTTCCGCTCGTCCAACCGGGAGATGCAGTTTCGCGAGTGGCAGGACTACCTGATCCGGGCCATCGCCACCGTGCTCGGATTGAGCCCGATGGACCTTGCGATCACGTTCGACGTGAACCGCAGCACGGCCGAGGCGCAGGGCACGAACACCGCGGATCGGGGTCTTCGGCCGCTGATGGCCCTGTTCCAGTCGTTCATGACCCGCGAGATCGTCTGGGACGAGGCGTTCGGTGGCCGGGCCAATAACCTCCAGTTCGTCTTCAAGTCGCTCAACCTCGATGAAACCGAGCAGAAGGCGAACATCAACAAGATCGCCATGCCGGGCATCGGCTGGAAGTCGGTCAATGAAGCTCGTCAGACGGACGGCCGCCCACCGAATGGCGACCCGGCCGACGAGGAAAACATCTTCAACCACATCCTGATCGGAACCCCGACCGGCATCATGGACCTCAACACGGGCACGATCGTCGGGGCGCAGCAGATGATGGATATCCAGACCAAGAGCAAGATCGATCTGGCACAGGCGGTCGCCGATGCCAATCCGAAGCCAGAACCCAAGCCAGCGGCCAGCCAGCCGCAGTAGCATTCGAGGGAGCCTCTGATGGTCTACGAGAGATTCGTCAAGCAGCTCGACGGCTGCACGTACGTCTCCGGTGGTCGGAACTGCACCTGTGCTTGCGAGGCGATGTGGCTCTACCGTGCTTCGCAGGGATCGATTGTCATCTCGGCCTGCGATGTCCGTCGCCAGACCGGCGATACGGTCGGCGGCACGAACCTCGACCAGATGGTGGTGGTTTCGGCCAAGCACGGGATCACGAGTGGCGTGCTCTATCGGCCCACCCTGTTCTCGACGGTCCGAACCCTGATTCTGTCCGGCCGGTACGGTGCCATCGTGCAGGTCGGCTACAGTCAGATCGCCGGGACGGCGTGGGATTGCTTCGACGGCCAGTTCCGCGGCGGCCATGCGCTGTACGTCAGCCGGGGGACGGACCTCTACGCCCACGAGGGCGATCCGGGCGCCGATGGGCGGCGGTCTTCGATCCCGCTCGGCTACCAGAACATGCCGTGGGCCGTGCTCGAACGGGCCGCCAGCGCACTTCCGCTCGGAAACGGCCTGACGCTCGGTCAGGAATACGGCTCGGGCCACGTCTACGCCTATGTCACCCCGGCTGACCCGATCATCCCGACGCAGCGCTACAAGGTCGTGATTAGCGGCAAGACGTACCTGTACGATCATCCGAACGGCAATCGTGTCGGAGCCGTCTCCGCGGCGACCTACATCTGCACGAAGTCCAAAGTCAGCGGATTGTGGTGGTATCAGATCAAGGGCACGTTGACCGGCAAGCCGACAGCCAATGCCGGGCGCTACTTCAAGCCCACCCGCTATACGAAGGTGACGCTGCTATGACGCAAGACGAAGCCCCGTACGTGGACGACTCACCCGACGAGCCGCCCGCGCCCGATGTCCCGCAGGCACCCGAGACTCCCAAGGACGACGAGGTGCCGGAGTAGCCATGGCCGCCAGCGTCAGCCTCCGTGTCAGCACCGGAACGAACGCTGGCACTGAATCGTCGGCGCAGACCGGCATCACGCTGATCAGCGCCGACGCCCTCTCGGGCGGTTCGGTGAGCCCCGGAACCAACTCGTACGAACGATGGGTACGTCTCGCGGTGGATAACCCCGGCGACCTGATCCTCACGACATTCTCGTTCCGCGGCTCACCGAACCTGCCCGATGGGGTCGAGATCAAGTACGGCGTGACCGATACGCCGAGCACCCCTGTCAACACCGTATCCAACATTGCTACACATACCCTTGGCACCGAGCGCGTGATCTTCGATGCCAACTCCTACTCCGAGGCCGGAGACCGGACCCGCTATCTGGTCTTTCAGGAGCAGGTGGCCCTGACCGCGCCATCGGGCGCGATCACGCAGAATCTTCTTGCCTTCTCGTGGAGCGAGGCGTAGGATCACGGCTGGCTGGCGGCTCTTTGTTCCTTTCCAGCCGCCAGCCGAATTCACCTAGAGGGAGTGGTGGATGCGCATTCTGATCTTGATCCTTGCCGTCATGCTTCTCGTCCAGAACTGCGGCTGGATCGTCGGATGAGCCTGCTGCTTGCCGCTGCGATGGTGATGGCAGCGCTCAACGTCGCCCGGATCGTGCTGACCGGCGAAGCCGATATGTTCGGCCTCGCGCTCAACCTCGTCGTCCTGATCGCTGCGCCAGTCATGGCGTTTGCGACGCGAGATTCCCGATGAGAGTTCTAATAACTGGAGGGGCTGGGTTCATCGGGTCCAATCTCGCTGATGCCCTGATTGAGCGGGATCACGAGGTCTGGGGCGTTGATGATCTCTCGACTGGGCGCAGAGCAAACTTTCCCACCGAAGGTGCGGCTTTCATTGAGGGCGATATCCGCGATCCTGATGCCATCGTCGGGATGTTCGACCTTAGCGGCGGGCTCGATGTCATCTACCACTGTGCGGCGAGCTACAAGGATCGCGCCGACTGGGAGCGAGATGCCTCGACCAACGTGCTCGGAACGATCAACGTCGTTCGCGAGGCCCAGCGAACTGGGGCCAAGATCGTCTATTTCCAGACGAGCCTCTGCTACGGGCTGAAGCCAGAGAGTCCAGTTAGGCTCGAAGCGCCGCTGGCTCCGGTCGGGTCGTACGCTGTGAGCAAGACTGCGGGCGAGCGGTACATCGCAGACTCGGGCGTGGAGTTCGTCTCGCTCCGGCTTGCCAACATCTACGGGCCACGCAACCTGTCCGGTCCGATCCCCGCGTTCTACCAGCGATTGAGCAAGGGCGAGCCCTGCACGGTGGTCGATAGCCGCAGGGACTTCGTGTTCGTGGACGATCTCGTGGAAGTCGCGGTGAAAGCGGCGACGCAGGGCCGTGGCACCTACCACGTCTCGTCGGGCAGCGATGTCTCGATCATGGACATTTACGGCGCCGTCAGCGACGCGATGGGTATGGCGGCCGAGATCGACTTTCGGCCACGCGGCCCGGACGACGTGGCCACGCTCCTGCTCGATTCGGTCGAGACTTATCAGGAGTTCGGCTGGACCGCGCGAACCCCGCTCGTTTCCGGCATTCGGCAGGCGATCGATTGGTACAAGACGAACGGTGTCGCTGCTACTTACACCCACCTTCAGCCCGTGGAGGCGCACTGATGGCCCTGCTCGTTCCCACCGGCAACCTGATCGATCTCATTGGCTCGGCCATCGACACGATCCTTGACGAGACCGAGGGCAAGCGCGTCGGGATCGTTCTCTCTGGCGGGTTGGACTCCTCGACCGTGGCGATGATGGCGAACTCGGTCCGACCGGGGCTGCCGGTGTTCACGGGCTGGTACGACGAGCCGGGCTTCGATGAGCGCCAGTATTCGCGCCGGGTGATCGCAGAACTCGACAAGCCTGCCGGGTCCGGCTGGGCGGCGTGGGAGATCGAGATCAGACCCGAGGACTTCGTGGAGCACTTTGACGCGGTGAAAGCCGCGCTCGGGCCGCTTCGACCGGGCATGGGTGCCGTGGGTCAGTACATGGTCGCGAAGTTCCTGTCCGAGCACGGGATCGAGATCGCGATGTCCGGCGAGGGCAGCGACGAACTGTTCGGTGGCTACGCCCGGCAGATGATCGTGGCAGGCGAGCAGCCACCCGTGGGCTACGAGCACTACCAGATGCCCGAGGGCTACCCGACCGACCTTCAGGGCGCACTCGACGCCGACTACGCGGCCCTTCCTGCCCTGCTCGCAGTGGACGACCAGATGCTCGGAGCGTGGGGCCTCGAAGCCCGTGCGCCGTTTACCGATCCGAAGGTCGTGGAGTACGGCCTGTCACTACCGATCACTGAACGGGTCGGCAAGCGCCACCTGCGCAATCTCGTCCGCGGGATCGTCCCCGACTCGATCATCGATCGCAAGGACAAGGCCGGGTTCCCGGCTCCGTTCGCGATCTGGGCACAGGAGGAGCCGATGCGCTCCTTCATCCGTGATCGAATCGGTTACTTGCCCAATCCGTACACCCCGTTCGATCGAGGGTGGTGGAAGGACATGCTCGACCAGTGATCGTCACTGGGGCGTTGTGCTGGTGGAATGAACGCCCGGAAGACCTCGATCGGTGCGTTCGGGGTCTCGCGGTCGCCTGTGACCGGGTGGTGGCGCTGGATGGGGCCTACGCT